TACAAGAAGGCAATAAGGTCTATTTGGCTCAATATAATAATGAAAGCACAAGAATTGAGTTAACCAATGGTGTTAGCGATATAGCCTTGGATACGACTAATAGCGATAACCCGGGATATGGTTATGTGGTCATTATCTCCGACCAACCCTACTCCACAGACATCACCATTACTCAGATACCCGAATATCCCGGTGCATTAGTGACAGATGGTGTAGATGACTACGGATTGGTAGAGAATCTGAGTAGTGGAGTGAAGATGCTGTTTATGACTATAAATACTTTTTCCCAAAATAGATATATTTACGAGCAGAGAAAAGAAAAGGACATTCTTACATTCTCTGTATTAGGTAAGCCTGGCGGTGATGATGTGGCTTATAATTGGAAAAACAACGGACATACTTATATTGATGGTGTTCTGAATAACACTATTACAAGTGCAAATCTGCTAAACAAGAAGCATATTTTGACAATTGTAAATGATGATGTAACAGTTGAGAACACAAAAACCCCAAGATATTTCGCTACTGATTTTGAAAATTATCCATCCAAACTCGCCTTCTACAACTCCATAGCCTTCGACTCCATACCAACAGAGGCAGACGGATTCACAGAGCAAGAATTAATTGATTACGTATTAACTAATATAATTGGACAATGAGATATACAATCGTTACAGTGGAATGGCTGACCCAACATGGATTGTTGGCTATGCCGACAATGCGAAGCAACGCAGACGGCACTAAAGTAGTGCTGCATGAAGAATTCGTTAACCTCTTCCCAAGGGACTCCTTCCCCACCTACAGAATGGATGACCCCGAATTCGTACAAATCATGGAATCGGAAGAATGGAATCACGAACCGCAACCTTATAGTGCTGATTACATATTGGCTGCATCCGCACAAAACATGGTGGAATCCGCCAAAAAACAGATACAGACATTGAGCCTGACAGACAGCGAATCTTTAAAAGTTAAATCGCTGTACCCCGATTGGGCGGAATATATAGACGAATCCTTATCCAAGGGGATGAAGGTTAATTACAAGGAACACCTGTATAAGGTCCGGCAAGATATCCCTATGGTTTTGGAGAGCCAATATCCCGGCATGGCTACGGCAGCACTCTACGAAGTGGTTGTAGAGACCGCATCAGGCACCAAGGATGACCCGATACCCTACACACCTCCTATGGAGATATTCAAGGACAAGTACTATACTCAGAATGACGTATTGTATATCTGCACAAGGGACAGCGGTCAGGCATTGACCCATGACTTAAGCAGCTTGGTAGGGTTGTATGTTAATGTTGCAAGCTAAAAGCAAATTGAAATGAAATGGCTTCCTTACATATTACTGATTGTACTCGCTTTCGGTTTAGGATGGTT